TTTTCTTTTTTTGCTTTGCCATTATTTATCCCCTCTGGTGGCGTGGACACCTGGAAGGGTATTGATGTTCTGCTTATACTCATTAAAACGTGCGCTCCGTACTAAGAAATCTTGCCACATAGGTTTTATCATATCGTAGTTTTCTCCTACTCTATAAGTAATAACCGCAGTATCCGCTTTAAGCTGATACAGTTGAAGTGCCCCCCAACTTAATAAGCCAATAGTTGCTAATGAAGCTAAGTTATTAAAGTCTAGTTTCATCATTACCATGCCTTGCACGACCAGTATTTGGCCTTTAACTTGTCTAAAGTGCCTTTATCACAACCGTGTCTAGCTCGGAAAGACTTCCTACGTTTAGGGTTGTCTTTCTTTATGGTCATGTTGGCATCTCCAAACCTGATTATTTTTTCTTTTCCTTTAGAACAAGCCTTTACAACAGATTTTTTGCCGCCCGAAATTTGTCTCTTGGGCTTGTTGCACTTCATCTTAGACTTGTCGATCTTAGCCATATCTACTCCACAAACACTGTTACTTTTGTTTGGCTTGGTATAGTCACATATAAACCTTTTTTAGCAAGGATACCGTCTCCAGGGATGTACACCTCGTCACTTCCTTGCGTTGTAAGATCTATCTCCAACAAGAGTTTTCCAGAGGCCGAGGAGTCGTTGTCATGCACCGTAATAGTTCCAGACGCACCACTTTCATAAGTCGGAATAACAGCCTGTAAACGGCAGCGACGAGTTACCATCGCTGCCGAAGTATTTGAGTGAAACGATGTTACTTCGCTTCCAACCATTCAACCCTCCTACGACAGAATAATTGTCAACTGGTTATTGGATCCCGTGAAAGCATCAATAAACACACCCGCACTAGCGATAATGCCGTCGTCGGGGATATTCATAACGTGATGCCCTGTAGGAAACGTCTGAGTTAACAAGACACTGCCATTAGTGTCTCCGTCTTTGATCGTAAACGCGCCTGCGGCAGCAGCATAAATTACGACCTGCCGAAGACGAGAACGGTTAGGCCCAACAATCGCAGCCGTTGTGCCTTGAACCCAATTATATGCGGTTACTGGACCTGCCATTTAAGCTCTCCTTATGGACGGATTACGGTGTTATAAGCCTGCGCATACATAATCGTAATCACAGCCACCCCAGCGGTAGTCGCCGCGCTGTTGGTAACTGTAAGTTTAAGATCGGCAGACCCGGTGTCAGCCCACTCACCAGTCCCACCACCTTGCGTAGTGATTGTTTTAAGACCAGCGGTTGTGCCCGTTGCCAATGTGTTTAAGATTGTTGTTGCACCACCCACAGTGTCACCAACGCTCAAGTTTGTTGTAGCGTTAGCCGCAGTTGATAAATCAACAACACAATTAATAATCTTTGAGTTTGCTGGGATGACCATGTTAGTCGCTCCAGCCGCAATAGCACCGTTAGATAAATCCACTGTATGCGTTTGCATCATAACAACATAACCCACGTTTGCGATGTTCTCACCGACAGTTGTGCCTGTTGTATTCTTAATATTACCTGCCCGAATTGGACCTGAAAAAGTTGTATTAGCCATGAGGATCTCCTGTCTTGGCAAATGTCAGCCACACCATGTGACTGTCAGGGATACCAAAACAATACACGACCTTCATGCAAAAAGAAAGGGGCAACCTAAGTTGCCCCAGTCAGTAGGGAGGAGGTAATGAACTTACCCCCGATACCTTAACACAATTTACGCTCCAGGAGAACCGTAAATACAACGTGGGTCTGAGAACCCGAAGCTGTAACGCTCACGCGCTTTAAAGCGCATGTTGCCTGTGTCGAAGTCGGCTTCCATACCAGTAGTCATTGGAGTCCGCTCGAAGTGGATCATACCACGAGGCGCGTCTGTCATGACAAAGAAGTGATCCGGATCAGTCAGGAAGTCATTGACGGCATAGCCTTCAGGTAACATTCCCATTGAACGGATTGCGTTCGTGTCATTGTCTGCTGTGCCGACGCGAAGGTTTGAAACCATCAAACGCTCTGCAACGAATTGCAGTTGACGTGGGATGACCAATTTAGTGCCTCGTAAAGCAACCTTCAAACCGCGCTCGTCAACAAAACCAGCGATATTGATAAGGGCATCTTCAAGAGATGTCTCATTCAAATCTGCTGCTGTTGCTGGAGTATTGGCAAACGTACCACCGTTAGTAAGTGGGTGGTTAGTCGCACATAAAGCAACGCCGTCACCGCCTGCTGTCGCACCGCCAGTAAAGGCGTTGTTGAGAACAGCAGCAGCTTTAACCTGCTTTGTGTGTGCCATAGACCGAGCCAACGCACGAGTGTAACGCGAACCAAGACGATCATAAAGATTGTCTTCGATAGCTTCCTCTGTTATTGAGAACGCTAATGCGATAGTTTCGTGGTTGTAACGGGCTGTATAAGCCTCGTTAGCATCGTCGTAGTTAATTGCAGAACCTTCCGATTTGGTTGGTGCTGCGCCGAAACCTGACAACATAACTTCTTCTTCGAATGCTCGATCAGAAGATTCTGTTGTAAAGATCTCTGCATGCTGGTTTTCGTACCGACTGTACTCCATACCGAACAAAGCGTTGAGACCTGGTTCTAGCTCTTTCGCTAATTGTGCGCGAGAAATAGCCATTCTTTAGACCTCCTTATACGCCAGTGGTTGACGGAGTACCAGCAACAATCGCGCCATTGGCGGAATTGAAACTGTTATTCAGTCGAACGATTAATGGAATACCAGCCGCAGCGAAGTCTGCATTTTCAGGGTCATCTTGGATGCCCATAATACGCAGTTGCAATGCCGCAGTGGTGGCGATTGTGCTAACACCCAACTTAGCCGAGGAAATACCTGTGGTCGAAGAACCAGAAGTACCCGCCGCAAAGTTTGCGTTTGCGAACACATGACCACGAGCAGTTGCTTCGCTTGTTAGCGAGGCGTCTGACGCAATCACGAATGTTTGCATTGGGTTGTCATACACGAAGGCCACGACGGGATGATTAGAATCCGCGCCTGACCCAGGCCAGTTGTTAGAGTAAATCTTTTCACCAGTGGTTGACGAAACGTATTCACAGCCCCAGAAAACACCTAAGAGACCTACCGAACCACCTGCAGCCGCGCCAACTATGTCAATAAAACCAGTTGATAGCGGAATAACAGGGGATCCTTGGTAAATCGCGTTAGAGTTCCCAGAGGCGATGCGATACTCGGTCATACCAGTGGTGTTTGTAGCCTGACCGACTACACCGATCGGACGAAGTCCGAAGGCACCGTTAGTATTTGCCATGATAGCAATCCTCTATAAGTTAATCGGAGTCTCTACGAGAACCTCCGAATGTTACACGACTTTGCCGATTGTTTTGAATCGGCATTGAAGGATGTTGTTCCTTCATAAGGTCCTGATCCACAGCTACCATTTGTTCGCGGGTGCGGCCCCCGTAATACGCGTTTCTTTCTTGGGCTGTTTCGACAGGAATACGGCACAGCATCAGACCACCTTGTCCGATGACCCCTTCAAATCGACCTTCGTCAATCGTCGGAGCCTCATAGTCTGGATATTCATCTTTGCGGACGGGTTCCCATCCTTCACGAAGTTTGGCGTTGACATTCATCTTGTCTTCTTCGCCTCTCATCGCAACTCGTATCCAACGATGTGTAAATCCCTCTGGGGGACTTGGTGCAGCTAGGTGACTGGGCGGTGCCCAAGGTTTTCTGCGCGAATCCAATTCGCGTGTTGCGTTTTTACGCGGTGTTCTAGTATCAGCCATTTTGTTACTCCTTCACATACTTGGCGTATTCTTCAAGAGGTACGCCCAGTTTTTTCGCGATAGCTACTTGTGAGTGCGATAACTTGACCGACCTGCGCCCCTGTTTGTTAGTGCGGGATGCGGAATTACCAGCAGATGCGACCTGATTTCCACCCGATTTCTTCGACGTATTAAACTTGTGCGGAAACTCCGAACGTACACGTCGATCTATTTCAGTATAATACTCATCGCTCTGCGGGTCAAACCCTTCGTCTTCGATGAGCCTACGATGTATTGTAAACGCGGCAGTGGTCATGATCTCGTCATTACCAAACCAGTCGTTTGTTTCAGCCCAAGACTTAGCCTTGGGATCCACTTTAGCCTGCTGTTGTTGAGGCGTGGGTTGTTGAGGAGCAGCTTGTGGTTGCGCCTGAACCTGTTGTTTCGCCAGAGCTTTTTGCTGCTCTACTCTTGTCTTCGCAGCACCGTAACGCTGCTTGTCAATAGCTATTTGCGATAATTGTTCCTGCGCGGCAAGCATTGCATCTGAGTCACCAGAGTCATATGCGGCCTTATACGCGCTCTTCGCGGAGGTCTCCTGTGTGGTCAGACGATTGCCGTACTCATTTAAGTAACCGGAGTCTAATTGTTGCACTCGACCTTTAAGTTGACTGTTCTCGTCTAAGAGTTTTTGCGCCACTCTGACGGCTTCTTCCCGATCACGCTGCTCATTCCGGTATCGTTCAGTTAACTTTTTTATTCGTTTTTGTACATTCTGACTGTAGTTTTCTAACTCACCGTCCTCAGACTCAGCGACCTGTACTTTTTCCGTAGACTCTTCCGTCTGGTCTACTACAATCTCTTGTTCTTGTTCTTCTACAGATTGATTCTCTTCTGCCATAACCTTACCCCTATATTTGTTTTACATCGTCGGGCTCAAGGATAGTAGCAATGACTTCATCATCATTAATAATACGAACCTCTCCACCTTCGATCTTAAATCTTGAACCTGAGTATCGACCTATACACACCCATTGACCCTCTTCGCACCAAGGTGCTTCTCCGGATCCAAACTTGTCTGGGTCTTTATAGGCAAGAGGGCCTTTCTTGAGAACATACGCGACAACTGTGGCGACAGACTCTCTTTCCCGAACCTCATCAGGAATGTATAGACCACTGGATGTTTTAGCTTTGCCTTGGTACGGCATGACTAAAACCCGCCAACCTGTTGGTTGCGGAAGACGTTCAAGCAATGGTTTTTCTAAAAGGGAAGGATCTAACACCCGATCCTTGGTTTCTACATACGCGCTATCAACAGCGACAGAAGAAGTTTCTGCTTTAGCAGAATCCTTGTCTTTGTTTATTTTCTGCGCGACATGGTCAGGAAGATATAAAGTCTTCGACATCGTCTACGGTTCTCTCCAGCAGGGCCTTTATCTCGTCTTTTGCAAAAGAGAGTCCCCGTATCTCTCCTACAGACATTTTGTACTGCTCAAAGTCTTTAACAGATCCTTGAGAAAGAGCGTGCGATATATCGTTTTGACGCTCTTCAATCTTCTTATACATGTATTTTGCCAACTCGACAACATCCATTATAGGTTGTCCTTATATTCTTCTTGCACATCAGATGTGATTGGGCCACCGTCAACCCATTCATCACATGTGTTTTCACTACTACACACAAACTTTAGTAGTTGGCAATAGCCCGTCGATCCTGACTCGTCACCAATACAATCCATCATGTCCTCTGTTTGATTATACATCCCGCAAGAACCACAGGATTCGTCGTTCCTAAAAGCTATAGAGGTGTTAGGCTCACGGTAGTTGTACTGGTACTCTGCCATGTCCCTATTTTCCATGTTTAAATCAGCGTCTTGAGTTGGCAACGGGCAATTACTGCCGTTGTCATTCTCTTCCATTTTATCTACCGGAATGCCGTCCGGCAGAATACTTATCATAATTGTAGGCATCATTGAATCCAATCATATATTTTGTTTGTCTCTTTAATCCGGTGATCTAACCCAGTGTAGCCACCGTTAATTCGTTTTGTTAATCGTTTGATGGTGTCGTCGTTTACACCTTCATCGCATATTTTCCACAGCTTGTTAGAATCAAAAAACCATATAGCTGTATCCATTGCGTACTCTTCCTCAAGTAAAGAGGGGTCTTGAATTACTTCTGGCTTACCCATGTCTGCGGCAAACGCTTTGACGTTATCGTATCCGGTTAAT